GTTAAGTTGTTTACCTAACTCATATAGTTTTTTAATACGATTGTCTTGTACGGTATAATCCCAGTTGTAAGAACCAACTAAAGGTGTCTTAAATATTTCTACAACATCTACTGGGTCTAAGTTTACTGGATAGTCTCCGTCATACTCTATAGTATCTAAAGGTGTTGTTGTTTTTACTATCTTCATGTTTGTTTTATTATCTCAAATGTTGAGAACCTAAAGTTTGCGGTGAATGTAAGTTATGTCACATCACCCGTTGTTGTTGTAAATTGAATACCACCTAAACTAGTCGGTAAACAATCATTGTATCTAATTTTTTGTGTTGTATTGTTATGACTCGATAAAACCATAAGTGTAATATCTGCATAGGTTGGAAACTTAGTATTTCTTTGTGCGGGAGATACTTGTGCCTCATTTACTAATCTTTGCAACCAATCGTACATTTCATTATACCCAGTCATCTCTTCGTCTAGGATAATGTTAAATCCTATTTCACCGTGAGTAATCTTATCGCCAGGCAAAGGTACAGATGTTATTCTTCTGACTGGTAATTCAACGGCATTTGCACTAACACTCGGGTGGTCTACTTGTTGACAGAAGTATTCTAGGTTAGGATACTTAACTCTATCTATTAGAATTTTAAAACCCGTAGGTTGCAAATAGTTTAAATTTGAAGTCAGTTCTTGGTCTTCAACTTGCGTAGTAATGTTTGTAGTATTAATAGGCATACTTCTATTTATATGTTTTTAGGTGTTGACATTTCTTGCTTTGCCAAGTATAATACACAAAATCGGGAACTACAACCAAATAAAAATGGTAGTAGTTTAATTTATAAACAATACTTACGGAGATAAAAATCATGTTAAGTGAAACAATAAAAGTGTTTTTTGACACTAAAGTAGATTTGAACGACTACTCAGCACGTTTTAAATCCACTGACACTTCAAAAAAGTCAAAACTAACCCAATATAAAAACCTAGTCTTCCAAGATTTTACTTGGGAATATATTGGTGATATTGACCCTAACGATAGGGCAACTTGGCCAGAAGGGTTTGATGACCAAATTGGTATCAGACAAGTTGATAACTTAGATGAAAGAACGGACGAACTTGCTTATGAGTTTCGTGTAAATGGTTGGGATACTAGTTTTTTTCCACCAATGGTCACGACTTGTGGTAAATGGAGAGACGGAAGAGGAAGAGTTATCGCAGCAAGAAAACTTGGTGTGAAATACATTCCCGTTGCAAGATTTACTTTACTTGCTTCGTCAAAACCAAAGTCTGATGCAGTCACAACTGGACTACAGGCAAATTTTCATAAACCAGTGACATTACTTGCAATGGAAGATTTTGTTGTTGCCGCAATCTCAGTTATTGATAGTGGAGAACTTGAAAGAGAAGACTCTGCAATTGAAAATTGGTTGTTGAATGAGTGCAAGTTTGAAAGACGTTTTGATAAGAAAAAGGGTGGTATCTTGAAGAAAGTTGTCGCACAAGTCATGGATAGAACTAGAAAAGATAAAAATCTTGTGGTTATTAGAGATGGCGATGATTGGAAAAAGCGTTTCATTTCTAAGATGTCAAATGGAAAAGAAGTTCTTCTTTTAATGGCAAACACGGGTAATTCTGCAATGAAGTATTATGTTGAACACCTTCTTAAAAATGGTGGTACACCAAAACCACTAGTTTTGTACTCTTCAAGTTTTTCTCAAGAAAAGGCCGCAAATGATGTGAAAGTCTTCATGGAAAGAGTTGAAACATTCTTTGCACAATCATATCAATTAGTTAATAACAGTATTGACAGTGTTGATATTAAAACACCAAAGAAATTACCATGTGAAATCTTGGGTGTGATACCTAACTTTTCAAGTCCAAAACACGTAAAACTGTTAAGTGAGTACAAACTCATTTCTGTAGAAGAATACATTGCAGACGGTTTAGATGTTTCTGAACTTAAACTTGTAAGTTAGTGTGTGTGGAATTATAGGTTCAACCAATAAAGATATAAGTATTGGTTTAGACAGCATTGCACATAGAGGCCCAGACTCTAGAGACATCAAAAGTGTTTCGGGATTTAATCTTGGTCATGTGAGACTGTCTATAATGGATACGTCCAATGAGTCTATACAACCATATACAGTTGGAGATACGACCATAGTTTTTAATGGTTGTATCTTCAACTATTTAGATATTAAAAAATACCTATCTAAAAAATATAATATTGTTTTTAAAACAAATGGCGATACCGAAGTACTTGCTCATCTTTTAGATAAAGAAGATATTGAAGGATTAGATTACATTCAAGGAATGTTTGCGATTGGGTTTGTAAAGAATGATACACTAACTATTGTTCGAGACCGTCATGGTGAAACTCCAATCCATTATTCACTAGTAGACAATGCATTGTTTCCGCACCTTGCATTTTGTTCTGAAATAAAAGGATTAAAGATATTAGGATATGAAAATATTCAAATGTTATCGCCAGGCTCTTTTATTAAATATGGGTCGGATAATAATGTTATCAGTGGTAAGTGGTATGATATTAGACAACATATAAAACGAAATGTTTTTTCTGATAGACCTACCGCATCACAAAAATTTAAAGACTTGGTACAACAAGGAACTATGGAAAGAACTTTAAGTGCAGTTCCAGTTTGTAGTTTGAACTCTGGTGGTATCGATAGTAGTGTAATCGCACAAGCACTTTCTCAACACAATAAAAATTTAGTTTCCTACATCGCAGTGTATGATGAAAAATCAAAAGACTTGCGTTGTGCGAGAGAACTTGCAGAAATGCTAAATATAACATTGGTTGAAGTCAAAGTAGACGCACCAACAACAGAAGATATTAACGAATTGATTTATACTATAGAAATGCCATACAAGGCCCAGATTGAAATTTCATGGGCATGTTCCGTTCTTGCAAAAAGAATATCATCTGACGGGTTTAAGGTAATTCTATCGGGAGAAGGGTCTGACGAATTGTTAGCATCTTATGGAATGTCTTATCATGGTATTAAAGAACATGGGTTTGAAGAATATAGAATTAGATTGTTTGGTTCACAAGAAAGAAAAAATTTTCCTAGATGTAATAAGATATTTATGAAACATGGGATTGAGTGTAGACTACCGTTTCTTAATACAGAATTAGTAGAAACTGTTTTAGGTTTCAGTCAAGATATTGCATGGGATACAAAACGTAGACCAAAGGCAGTATTGCAAGATGCATACGTTAATTTACTACCAGAGCAAATTATTAGTAGACCTAAACTTGCATTCCAAGACGGTATGAAAATTAAAAATGAATTTGTTAATGTACTTGACAAATCGCCTCGAATAGTGTATCATGACGTTTACAAAAGTATATTTGGAGAATAGTTTGTATAAACCATATTTATTAAAAGATGTATATGATGCATCTGCACAAAATAAATTTACTGTAATATCTACCTTTGCTGGTGGTGGGGGTAGTTCTACGGGATATCGTTTGGCGGGTGGTAATATATTATGTGTTAATGAATTTGTTGAAGAAGCTCGTAATACTTACAAGGAAAATTATCCTAACACACCAATCTTACCTGACGACATTAATAAATTATCGGGTCAAGAGTTTTTAGATATCACTGGACTAGATGTTGGAGAACTAGATATCCTTGACGGAAGTCCACCGTGTTCTGCGTTTAGTATGGCGGGTAATGTAAGTCATGGTAAAGGAAATACTCACAAAGATGCATTTGGTAAAACAAAAGGATACAGTGATATAAAAGAAGTGAGTAATATAGAAGATTTATTTTTTGAGTTTCTTAGAGTTGCAGATGTTATAAAACCAAAAGTTATTATTGCAGAAAATGTTGCGGGTCTTACTATGGGTGAGGCAAAACAATATTTTAATAAAATACAAAACACTTTTGAAAAGATTGGATATGATGTTTGTGCAAAAGTTTTAAACAGTGCATACTTTGGTGTACCGCAAACTCGTAATAGAGTTTTCTTTATTGGTATACGAAGTGATATTACTTTACAGATAGGATTAACTTTTATGAACATTGAAAGTATATTTCCAACCGAAAATAAATCTATGGTCATACTTAAAGATGCTCTAAATAATTTAGAGTACGATGATGAAGAAGTAAAAACTTTGACTGAGAAATTTACAAACACTGCATACTGGAAAGACACGGGAAGTAAGATGCCGATAAATCCTGAAAAGGTTTTAACGGGAATGGACTATCACCATAAAGGACATCACTTCAATTTAAAAAGAGTGTCTTTAGAAAAACCCGCACCGACTCTTACTGCAATGGGTAGTAATGATACAACTGCGGGTGCATTTCATTGGAATGAACCAAGAAAACTTACCATTGGAGAATTGAAAAGAATACAATCTCTACCCGATGATTTTGTTCTTACGGGAAAATGGAACCAGCAATCTGAAAGGATTGGTAGAATGGTGCCACCACTATTACTAAAGTCTATTGCAGACTCAGTTTATGAAAATGTAATTAAGGAGTACAAGAATGCCTGACTTTACTTTTGCACATAGAAAAGAAGGATTTGATAAACATATAGAAAAATCTATCCGTGGATATTCTAATCTTATGAACGATGTAATATCTTTCTCTCGTTATTTTATAGAGAACGATACAAATGTAATTGACATTGGTTGTTCTACGGGAAAAATGACAAAGGCCCTGATAGATTATAATAAAGACCATTGCACTAGTGCAAACTATATCGGTCTTGAAATCGCAGAAGGTTTTAGAGACGATTTAAAGAAAAGAAAGAAAGATATCAAAAAGTATTATGACCGAATTGAGTTTGAAGAAAAAGATGCAACATTTTATGAATACGAAAATTGTTCTTTGATTACATCTATTTTTACTTTACAGTTTATACCTAAATCTAAAAGAGAAGATTTATTACAAAAAGTTTATGACGGACTAAATTGTGGTGGTGCATATATATTTGCAGAAAAAACTATTTGTGAAAATGCACTTGTACAAGATATGATTACCTTTAATTATTATGATTATAAAAGAGAGTCATTTACTACAGAAGACATTATGGATAAGGAACGCACACTTAGGAACATGATGAAACCTAATACTTGGAAAGAAATAGAAGATATGATATTGAGTGCGGGATTTAATACGGTGCAACCTTTTTGGAGAAACCACGCATTTGTTGGTGCGTTGGCCATAAAATAATACTTGACAAAACTTGTTGACATCTATATAATACATGCAAAATAATAGTTGAGAGAACACTATGAAAATCGCTATACTTAATGATACCCATTGTGGTATCCGTAATTCTTCTGATATCTTTATGGAGTATCAGGAGAAGTTTTATCGTGATGTATTTTTCCCGTATCTAAATGATAATGGAATAAATAGAATTTTACATCTAGGAGATTACTACGATAATCGTAAGACTGTAAACTTTAAATGTTTAAATCATAATCGTAAAATATTTTTAGAAAAACTTAGAGAGTATGGTATCACTATGGATATCATCTT